TAATAGGAAAAGTAAGGGAAATACCCGAAAATGTAGATGAGACAAGGAAGATTTCATTTATAGCTAGTGATGATACAGTAGACAGACATGGTACTGTACTGAATGTATTTAATTGGGAGATTGAGGCGTTTAATGCAAACCCGATTATAGGATGGCAACATAATGTCTATGGTGATGCTATGTGTGGAGACCCTTCGCCGGATTCAATAATAGGTAAAGGTTTTGCATATATCATAGATAATAAACTCATGGTAGATATAACCTTTGAGAAAGCAGAAAACAACCCTTTAGCTGAAAAGGTATTTAATAAAATAAAAGACGGAATACTTAACGCCGTTTCAGTTGGATTTGTTGAAATGACTGAGGGTAAGATGGGACAGTTAGACTTAGATCAAGATCCTAACGTATATTATTTTGATAAGGTTGAGCTTTTAGAGGTTAGTGTAGTTTCTATCCCTTCAAATAAAAATGCACTTCGCAAGGAACTGAGATCACAGACCTATGACGCTCTAAAATACATTTATAAGCAATTAGGCGAAGATTATAGAATGTCAGACATTGAGCAAATGAAAGTACGTGATGTAATGGATTTAATCGAAGGCAAAAAGCCAAAGACAAAAGAAGTCAAGACTGAGATAAAGAAAATATACCGAGTAAAAAAGAAATTAATAACGGCCGATAGTGAGGCCACTAAAAGTTAATATTATGGAAGATGAAAAAAAAGATGGCCTTGAGCAAAACACTAAGGTCGAAGAAGTACACGAGGTTGAGATCAATGCTGATCGACTTGAAAAGGCAGTTGATAAACTTGCTGAAATTCAGGAAAAGCAGATTGAGATCGAAACTAAGAAACTAGAGAATATCCCTGGTGATATTCCTGCTCCTTTTTCAGAGAAAGACGAAAAGGATCATAAAGCATTCTCTTACCGGAAGCTGGTAATGCAAGCTGCATCTGGCACACTTGATGGACTTGAAAAGGAAATTAATGAAGAGGGTAAAAAAGAACTCCGTGATGGTGGATTAACACCTGACGAATTAGGCGTTTCTGTTCCTTCTATTATCCACTCCAGGGCAACACTTCAGGCAACTGTTGATGCTGCTGGTGGTTATTCTGTTCCTGACGATACATTAGGACTTATTGGAAGCCTGAGAAATAACTTTGCAGTAGGTCGTGCTGGTGCAATGGTAATGGGTGGGCTTGTTGGAGATGTTAAGTTTCCACGAAGAGCATCTGATAGTGTGGCGAAATGGAGAAGTGAAGGCGGGGTAGCTACTCAGTCAGATCCTACTTATGAGGCTTTGACATTAACGCCTAACAGGCTAACTGCTTTTACTGTATTTTCCAGGCAGTTGCTTCGTCAGTCAAGTGTAGATGTAGAGGCTGAGGTTAGAGATTCATTAATGTATGGACACATGAACGCTCTTGAGACGGCTGTATTTACAGGTTCAGGAACATCAAACCAGCCTACGGGATTGTTTGCAAGTTCTATCAATGACGGTGATCATGGTTCTAATGGTACTGCTTTGAATTGGGATAACATTATCCAGCTGGAGAGAATGGTAGCAGAAGATAACGCACTTCAGGGATCACTTGCATACATTACCAATGCAAAAGCGGCTGGTAAGATGAAAACCACTTTAAAATCAACATACCAGGGCGGTTATATCTGGGAAATGTTCACCCCTCTTACAGATGGTATGATTAATGGTTACAATGCTTATATCACTAATTCAATTTCTGCGGCTCTTACAAGGGGAACGGGAACTGGTCTTAGTGCTGTTGTATTTGGAAATTGGAGAGACTTGATAATTGGTCAATGGGGCGCACTTGAGTTTATTGTGAATCCTTATTCAAGGGATACTTACGATGAGATTCGTGTTACCGGAGTTGGATATTTTGACTTAGGACTGAGACACGTTGAATCATTTGCAGCAATCGAAGGACTATTAACCACGTAAGATATGGTAATTAAGTTTATAAAATCACCAATCGGGTTAGGTTATGCTTATAAGGAGGGGAAGACGGCAGCTTCCCTTCCTATTAAGGATTGCAAAGAACTAATAGAGCTAGGGTATGCCATAGACATCACACCAAAACCCAAAGCGAAACCTAAAGATACACAGGTTAAAAAGGCAACTGTAAAAACAACAGATGTTAAAAAATGAAATACGTAATTTCCACTCCGTCCAGTACATTAGCAGTTCCTGTAGAAGATGTTAAAACGCATCTAAGGATAGATTCATATAGTGATCACGATAACTTAATCAGATCGTATATAAAAGCATCTTCAAAAACTATTGAGCAACGTGCTAATTTAATGCTTACCGCTCAAACATGGGTTTTGTATTTAGATTCTACTGAGGTGGAGGAGAATATATATTTTTATAAATGGCCTGTTACGTCTATAAGTTCGATAAAGTATTATGATTCAGACAATGCACAACAGACAATGGCAGCGAGCAACTACACATCTATAATTACCTTACGGCCTAGCCAGATAATTATAGATGATGTTCCTGCCGTTTATGAACGTAGCGATGCAATGGAGATTACTTTTGTTGGCGGTTATACAACATTGCCGGAAGATATTACACTTGCTATTATGCAGCGATGCGATAAATATTATAACAATCCAAGTGATAATATAGAGGAGCGTACAACGATGTTTGAAAAGGTAATCACAGATTATAGGGTTTATGAAAAATGATAAGATTGAAATATTAAGCCCAACAGAAACCAGGAGTGCAGCGGGAGGAGTGGTTGAAACCTGGACAACTACATATACGATGTGGGCAGATGTGGAACAGGTAAGTGGGAATGAGGGATTTAGTGCAGATATGATTGTTTACAATGATGTAAAGAGTTTTACGATTTATTATAATTACGGTCAGAATGTAACGGCAAAGATGCGGGTAAAGTACAGGAATGATGAATACAATATTACAAGCATAAGCCACGAGAGACGATTACGAACAAAGATAATAGCCGTTAGGCAAGATGATGAGTGATATAGATGTTAATTTATTAGGTGATGATGAACTGTACCAAGTATTTAACGGACTAGAATATAAGACGCAGCGAAAGTTCTTAAAAAAGGTAGTAGGAAATGCAGCACAAACAATAGTGCCAGGATTGAAAAAGGAAATACCAAAACGAACTACAAATTTAGTTAATGCAGGGAATAGTAATAAATTTCACTCTCCAGGACTAGGAAGAAAGAGCATAGGAAAGAAGATAGGCAGGAGTAAAAAGAATGTAGTTTGGTTTGTTGGACCTAAAGGCCCTAAAGGAGATTATAAGCGTGATCCATTTTATTTAAAGTGGATAGAGTTTGGAGCATACGGGAAGAATAGAAATCTATATATAACGAGGTATTTAAAAAGGAATTTAAAGAAAGTAGAGAATCATTTTGAGAAATCAATGAGGATTATAATACAGCGTGAAATGAAAAAGGCTAGAAAATGAGTATAAGAGCAGCAGTATATGATTTATTAAATGATGTTGAGAGTGATGTTTATCCGGTATTTGCGCCACAGGAAACAACAGATCCTTATGTGGTTTACTCAATGCGCTACGAGCCTACACTTACGCAGGATTTTGCAGGACCTACGGATGTAGACTTAACACTAGATATATATGCAAGTAGTTTTGATGCTTGTGTGACGTTAGCAGATGCGATCTTTGCAGGAATGGACAATGCGTTAGGATCATACGGAGGAGAAACATTAATGCTTTCCAGGTGGGTATCTGAAAGTGATAATTATATATCGGATTTAGACAAAGTGAATATAACACAAGAGTATAATTTAAAATTTGAATGACATGGCAATTTTAGGGTACAAATTAACAGTAAAAGTGCAACAGCACTCTAGCGGGTCGGTAAACGAGGTGATAGCAGCGACTACCGATGTAAGTTTAGATATTACAGCGGAGGCACTAGAAACGACTTCACAGGATAGCGGTCTTAATGCTGAGTATATCGGCGGTAAGGTTAGCGGGACTATCTCAGGGAGTTATTTACTTGCTTCAGATGGCGATCAATTTACTAATCTATTTGCTCATGCAAATGCGGCAGATGTTTTAGAGATTGAAGTACACAGAGACACAACGAAGTTTATTGATTGTGATGGAGTAATCACTTCATTGAACTTATCCTGTGGAAACTCTGATCAATTAGTGACAGGAAGTTACACAATTCAATTAAGCGGTAATCCAGCAGTATAATGAAAACAATCGAATTGAATGGGGTTAGTTATCCTGTTAATTATGGCATGAACGCACTTGCCGAGTATTCAGATATGCGAGACATATCAATGAATGACACTTTGAATCTTAATATCAAAAAACTAAAGCTAAAAGATTATATGACGCTTTTGTTTGTTGGATTAAAAGACGGGGCGAGAAAAGCGGGCGAGGATTGTAAGTTTAAGAATGTTGAAGAGTTCCTGGACTTTGCAGATGAGAATACTGAAATAGTTGGTCTTATTGCAGAGGTTTTCGCAAATTATGGGAAAGAAAGAAAAGAGGAGCCAGGTAAAAAAAAATAACATTCGATCAATTGCAGTCGGTCGCTTTTGGTCAGATGAATATGCGATACGAGGACTTTTGGTTTAATTACGATTTAAGGGAATTATACAATGCAATAGAAGGATATTACGAAAGGGAGAATAACCGAAACCGTGAGGGGTGGGAGCAAACTAGAATCATTTGCACGTTCATACAAAATAAGCCAGTATGGGGATATAAGATAAAGTACAATGATCCTAAAAAGATATTTCCTTTACCCTGGGATGATGAAGATTCAGGATTGCCCGATGAAGATTTAATAAAAAAGCTAAGAAAAGAGACATGGGGACAAGAACAGTAGCAAATCTAACGGCGGTTATATCAGCTAATAATACCAAGTTTAAAAGCGGTATAAATGGAGCTAAAGGGAGTTTAGGTGGTTTTCAAAATTCTATAAAATTACTTGGTCCTGCAATAGCTGGAGCCTTTTCTGTTAACGCTATCAAGAACTTCACTCAAAAAGCACTGCAAGCTTATAACGTACAAGCACAAGCTGAAAATCAATTATTAGTAGCTCTTAAAGGTAGAGAAGATGCACAGCAGGGATTAATACAACAGGCCCAGGCTTTACAGAAACTTACTTTATTTGGAGATGAAGAGACTATACGGGCCCAGGCTTTAATTGCTGCATTTGTCAAAGAAGAAGATCAAATAAAAAAGGTTATACCACTTGTGCAAGATTTAGCCGCCGCTAAAGGTATGGACTTGGCGGGTGCGGCTGATCTTGTTTCTAAAACATTGGGTAGTTCTACTAATGCACTTTCACGATATGGTATTCAGGTAGAGGGGGCTGTAGGTAGTTCTGAGCGGTTAGAATCTTTAATGCTAGGATTGAATGAGGCATTTGGAGGACAGGCAGAAGCTGCGGCTAAAGTTGGTACAGGCCCATTGACACAATTAAAAAATGTATTTGGCGATCTTACAGAGGAAATCGGAGGGGCTATAATTGAACTTACAGGTCTTAATGATAAAATATCTGATTTAACAGAAAGGTTATCTAATCTAGATATAACGAAAGTAGCAGGAGATTTTAAGTCATGGAAAGATGAAAATAAAGGACTATCAAAGGCATTAGGAGGTTTATTAGTTCCTATTAAAGGGCTGATAGAGTATAATAAGTTATTTTTTAAAGGCGTTAAATCATTAAGCGAATCAACAAAAGAGTCGAAAGATGAAAATATATTATGGGAAAAATCTATAAATGATGCTGGTATTGCAAGTTATAGTTTTATAGATGTAATTCAAGAAGCTACTGATGAAATAGATAATGAAAAAGAATCAGTAAAAGAGCTAGGAGAACAGATAGAAAAAACGGTAGAACTTACAAAAGAAGAGATTGAAGAATGGGTAAGGCCGTTTAAATTAGTAGGGGATGAAGTTGAAAACCTAACTACATTATTTAGAAAAATGCAACTTGACAGGGAGTCTGAAAAGATGGAAGACTTTTCAGAAGCATTATCTGAATTTAGCACATCTTTTGAAGGACTTGGGGCTTCATTGGGCGATGAAGTTAGAGTGACTGAGAGTGAATTAGATTCACTTATAGCTAAGTTTGAAGAAACGGAATCAGCGGGGATGGATATGTCTGAAGAAATTAAAGTCGCTTTTGGACAGATAGCATCTAGCTTTGCAGGATCATTAGGTCAGGTGGCAGCAGGAGCAAAAACATTTGAAGAGACTATGCTTGAAATAGGAGGATTAATTATAGATGCTTTAGGAGATATTTTAATATTAACAGGTATAAGCACTTTTCCTGAAGGATTACCGTTGTTAGTTGCAGGATTAGCATTAAAAGGATTTGGATCATTTGCAAAAACTCGAATTAGTCAGAATCAACAATTAGCAGCAAGTACCAACGTTTCATCTGGTGGTTCAACGTTATACGGAAATGATATAAGACTTGCTAATGATTACAGTTCACAATTATATGATAGAGTAGGATAATGGCTTACGGAATAAAATATCGCTCAGAGTTTAAGGACTTTTATAGTAATACTGTTGTGGTTCATATATTAGAAGATGGATATTTAGGTAGTCTTACGAATATAAATCCAGCAGGAAGTACACCGCTTACTTTAGAATGGCCTTCGGATAGAGGTGAAATATTTGATCCCGTGCGAGGAGGACTTGCTACATTTAGATTTTATGCAACAAGTGAAAATCAATTTAGTGAATTTTTTGAGGCCGGAACAAAGCAATATAAGCTAAGAATTATAATTGGCGGTTCTGGATATTGGACAGGATATATTATGTTAGGCGATTATTATGAATCGCTATCTGGAGTGCCTTATGAGGTTGAGTTAAAAGCTAATGATCTTGGTTATTTAAAATATGATGAATGGGATGTTACAAGCGTTGGGAGGGATGAAATTATAGACGTATTATTCACTATATTAGATTCACTTTCCTTTGGATTTAATATTAAAGAGCGTGTTAATATTTACGAAGATTCAATAAATAGTACGTCTTCAGATTCAATGCTTGATCAAATACTCATTCAAGAGAACAGTTTAGTTTCAGATGCTTGGGAGGGAATTGATTTATATACAGCATTAGGCAATATATTAAGATCATTTAACTGTTTTATAATGCAGGAGGATGAGGTATGGAATATTTGCAGAGTGCCAGATTTACGGATAACACATAATTACAGGCTTTTCACATCTGGGGCTTCATCATCAAGCGGGTCAGAAGATATAGTATCTGATTTCTCAAATTATAAGCAATTAAATAGGTCTGGAGTTTTATTATCAACTCAGAATTATAAAACGCTATCACTTTATAAAGATACAGGACTTAGGGATCTTGTAAATAATGGACTTCTAATTAATCCAGACGTAGGTATATCAGACGTGCAAAATTATTGGACTGAAAGTGGAACTTTAGACTTTAGATATATAAGATTAAGCACATTTATTAATACGAGTGACCCGAACTCAATGGTATATCCAAATGCGATTATATTAAATGCAGGGTCTTCAACTAGAAGATATATAGACCATGATAAAAATTATAATGTATTTACAGGAACTAAATTTTATGTACATTATAAAGGTTTCCATGATTCTTCAGCGGCAGATGGAACAAGGATTAGAATATCTATTAACGTAAATGATACCGGTACTGTTTATTATTTGAATATGACAGATGGTACATGGTCTACGTCTTCATCTAATGCGAATATAACATTAGCAGAAGAAACGTTAGCCGAAGGACAATTTGAAACAGACGCACTCCCAGTAGATGGTATTTTATCAATTAGATTAAATGAATCAGACGCAACAGGGGCCGCAGCAACTGTTCGTACTTATTATTATTTAAGTATAAGGCCGTCAGATGTTGGTGCGATAACAAACTTTAATCCACAGGATTTTAGTGAAGATATAAATACAAATTCATTAGAGAAAAAAGATACTATTACATTCAAATATGGAGACCCTATTGATGCCGATGGAGCAGATATATTAATGAGTAGCTTACTTGTAGCTAGTTCAGGAGCAGGGACAGATCAGTGGAACGCTACATCTGGCAGTGTTACAGATGAACTATTAGAGTTAACAAGAGATTGCTACCAGGCGCAGTATCAATACATATCAAGAAGGTTACAGGCTACATTAAAAAAAGATGGTATTAAGTATTTAGAAGCTCCTAAAATTAGCAATAGAGTTTTCTGTCCTTCTGGCCTTAATTATGATGTTTTGAATTCTGAAATGTACGGCGAATGGATAGAGATAAAATATG